ATGCCCACCCTTGCCCGTGCATCCCCTGACCGGGAACTGGAACGGCTCATCCGGCTGTACCTGCGTGCCGAAACAGATATCATCAACGAGATCGGCCGTCTGCGCAGTCAAGGCCTTGTGGATTATCACGCTGTGGCTGCTCTGGAACGGGTGCAGGCCATTCTCCGCCAGCTTGAAACGCAGGACTGGGAGTATGTACCGCGCCTTGTGGAAGCGCAGTTCTATGTGCGCCGCCCGGATGCCAGAGCTGTGCCCGGCGAGACGGTAGAAAAGCATCGGGCCGGGTATCTCAATGCTAAGACCCTCACCAGCACCCAGACGGACATTGTGCAGCGGCTGACCATGAACCTCATGGGCCAGCTGACCGATGCCCACAGCACTGTGCTGGCAGGCCTGCAGAGTGCCCTGCTGGGCCGCACGGAACCGGACATTTACCGGCGCGTTGGGCTGGAACAGGTAGCCGAACAGCAGGCTGCAGGGCGTGGCATCAACCAGAGCGTGCCCGCCTTTGTGGACGCTCTGCGCCGGGAAGGCGTGACAGCCTTCACTGACAAAGCAGGCCGGAACTGGAGCCTGCACACCTATGCAACAATGGTCTCCCGCTCCACCTCGCGGCAGGCAGAGATCTTGTCTGTGATAACCGCTGACCCGGAACAGGATCTATACCAGATCAGCGCCCACGGCACCACCTGTGCCCTGTGCGCTCCCTACGAGGGCCGGGTGTACAGCCGCAGCGGAAAAGACCCGGACTTCCCGCCGCTTTCAGACGCCTTCGGCAAGATGCACCCCGCTGGGC